CCCAAATTCGTCTTTGCTGCATTGAGCTGTCATCGCAATGTCAGCGACCAATCGTATGCGCACGAGTGCAAGTTCTTGCGTGCGGGAGGATTCCATTGCCTACCTCTTACCGATACTGTTTATATATACAGTATATTAATGTAATTAAAAATTAATTCCAGAAAATCTTAGCGTTGGCGGACTGTTTGTGCCTAATTTAAAAGCGCTAAATACTGAAATATCCCGTGATACCTAGCCTCGCGAGTGTTTCTGAATACTTTCAATTCGTAAATAATTAGTAAAATTCCGCCCAGTCTTTGACCGTCTTGTAGTGAACAATCTGTGTGCCGAAGGTGATTTTTGCTCCCCTTGTCAGTGCATCCAGCTCCCATTTTTCTGCTGAGATCCCTTTAACACTCAATTCCTGGCGAATTGCCGGTATTCTTGCCCGTTCTGTATCAGTTAATCGGGCCGATGGAGCTACTTCTCGGTACTTAAATGGGTTAGAACTTCTCTATTTACAGCTTACCCTTGGTGAATCCTCCTTAACACGCGCCACAATCGCCCTCACGGCGGCAGTGTCGGACCAGTCAATCACCGCATGCTGTTCGTTAAATAATGCCTCTGCATGGCTCTCATCCTCGCTACCGTGGCTATTGATTCCCGCTGCGCTTTCTACCAACCCACAGTTATTGCCAGGACTCCGAGGCGCGCCAGAGGCGCTTTTTAAAGTCAAAAGCTCAACGTCAACGGCAGAAGAAACAATGCGCCATTGCGTTGTACGGGTTTCAAATACGTTGGATTCACCTAAGTGCGGGGCAAAGATGCCGACAACCTTTTTCACTTCTTCGTCATAGGCGTTCAGCTCGTCGGCGGTACGGCGTGCCACTCGCACGGTCTGGCTTTCGCGTGGGGTATTTGCGCCGCCCTGAGCCTCGATATAGGCCGCGAAATTACCCGCGTCGGCAGCGGCGCGCACGGCTTCCACTTCCTCGTCGAAAGTCTCAGTCAGGTTGAGTGAACGAATGCGCCGGCACTCACGGTAAGCGCCCATTGCAGGCAGGCCGATTGAGTGGAATTGAGGGATGCACCAGGTTGCCGCCCATGCAGTCACAGCGGCAGCGGCATCGGAAAGTAGCTCACCGGTTTCAAAGTCGCGATCTCCTTCCAACGCATAGCCATCAATATTTTTAGCGATGTACTTTGCGATATACCCGGCAGCGCCGCCTTTGTTCATATGCTTACAGTCAAAGCGGTTCTTTGCGGCCCCGCGTTCGTCGCCGTCTTCTTTCATGGCGTATTTGCGCATGATGTCGATAATCTGCTGACGTTGGGCGCGCTTGGCGAACAGCATCATGTGCCAGTGCGGAGTCGCGTCGTGATGTGGCTCAACAACGCGCATACCGTAAACTTTCAGGCCGTTGTCTTTAAAAGCGGTGCGGATCTTTGCCCAGACCTTGCAGAGATAGCGCTGGCCGTCTTTTGGCGTGTAAGCCTCTTTATCCCAGTTATGATTAAACTGAACGCGCTTTTCAGCGCCTACGGTTCGCGTCGGGTGATATTTTGAGGGGGTAGTGATGGTAATGAACATGCCCACGTCGCCATTATCAGCAGCGTATTGCTCAGTAAACGCGATGGTGTTCATGAGCTCCATGCGGCGGATCTCAGGATTCGAGATGCTGGCCATTACCTTTTCAATCAGGCTGAAACGCTCGCCGGTTTCGGTGTTTTCAAGCTCGCAGCTTTTCAGGTATTCCAGATTAGACATTCGGCGTGCTTTAACTTCGCGGATGGCCTGGATGCTGGCATAAGCAGATGCGGCCTTATCCCGGCTTACTGAACCAATAGCAACCAGCAACGCTTCGCGCCATTGCATGCGCTGTGCCTTAAACTTTCTTTCCCACCATTCTGCATTGACCAGGCGTGACAGACTAGCGATTGCCGAACGTGCATCCATTTTGCCTTTGCGGTAACGCACCCAGTGCATCGGCTGCACGTTGAACGCACGTGCCATGCCTGCAATATGGCCGTATAACTCCGATTGAGTCCGGTTATCAAAAAGCACGGCGTTATCGCCTTCATTCGCCGCTATCAACGCTTCGCACTGCTCCTCATAAATTTGCATTAACTGACCGGCAACGCGCATGCACAGGTCTTTTAACTCTTTGTCTTTCATGCCTGGCAGGCGGTTGTATTGGTCAGCCTCAGAGAGGAATAGCAGGGAGGCGTCAGCGTCCATAAAGTGCGCGTTATTCACCGACTCGACGCGGGGCAGGATTGACCGGCCCAGCGTGAAAACGAGGTACTTATTTGCCGCGTGATTGCCTTTTTCTTTCAAAAGGTATTTATGACGGCTCAGAAACTTTTCGGCCAGTTCATAAGGCAGCGTTTTAACCTTCGCTAAAACGGCTTGCCCCTGATGGAATTCATCACGGGTAAGCGGTCTTTCCGGCCCTGCAATTGCAGGGCGCGGGGCGTTCCACGGGTAAGCCCATTCAACAGCCTGGGTCATTGAGACTCAGCGCCGCGATAGTGTTTGCCCTTAATCTCAAATATCTCCTGGCAAGGCACGCAGCGGGATACGCCTATTAACTTCTCACGGCGTAAAGCAGGAATGGCCTCATCGCAGTCTTCACAGAAAAACGCTGATGCAGTAACCGGCTTATTGACTGCCGCCTTGATATGACGCTCTAACGCTTCGGCCTGGCGGGCCTGTTCTAAATCCATAGAATCAGCCATTAGTGGATCTCCTCATACTCGTTGCGGATGCGGTCAGCTTCCTGGCGCAAAGTCTCGACGGCCCCGCGTCCGTCAATGTCGTTTTTAACCAGAAAAGCCGCGATAGCCTCAAGCCTTGCAGCGAATACGGCGGAGACATTTTTACGTTCGTCCAGACGAGCGTCGTTTAGCGCCAGCAAAAATCCTTCATTAGCGGTAGGAGCCTGAACCGTTTCTGTTCCCACTTTTATCTGGAGTGTTTGAATATTTCGCATGTATATTTTTCCTGTTTTTAGGCAAAATAATGCCCGACGCTCAGAGCGCCTTTAATTTTAAAAAGGGGAATTAATGGTTAGTGTTTATCTTGCAATCGTCTTCACTGATAAATCTTGGCAGCGTGCCTGTGAAATCAATTAAAGAATTCAGCGCAGAAACCACTTGCAAGCGTTCCGTATTATTTAACTCCTGAAACTTCATAGTTAAATGACGCTCTTTCAATCCAGCCATAAAGCACAAGGCTTTTTTCATGTGCGGCGGAATGGTGTCAAATGTCTCCTGTGCCACATTCTTTCGGGTGCCTATCATTTCTTTAATGCGAGAAATATGTGTAAGGCCAATCTCTCTTTGTTTTTCATCTGCAAGTAACATAAACACCTCAACTGAATAAACGCTGAAAGAACTTCTTTTGCTTTACTGCCGAATTGACTTTCCGTGCTGGATTCCAACGTCTACCGCTCGGTAACTCTATCCAGCCGTGACCGAAATGTCTGGATGGGCTTTGCTGCTTTAATAATGGTGCAATTGAAATAGCCGTGACTTTCCTTAGCTCAAACCGATTGACGCACCCAGCCCGCTAATCACTTCTGCGGTGGAGGCAAGGCAGGGTTTGAGTGAATGCGCGCTTGTAACGATATTCCGGCCAACGTCAGGCAACGGATTGCAGAATTAATGCCAGCAGTAAAAGTGCTATGACGGCTTGCTGTCATGCGTTCATTTGATACGGCTTCGGCGGCTACGTTTCCGATTGCTGCAGTTGCTTTCATCACATACACCGGTAGCTGTTCTGCAGTCATTTCATTTACCGGCACAGACGGCAGGCAATTAATCTGAGCCAGCATCCCATCTAACAGTGTTGGGTCTTCGGTCAAATCGGTTAACAACATCAAGTCATCGATAGTGAGCTTGTGTGCCTGGTCAGGGTTTAACTTATTGCGCAGCACCTGTGCAGTGATCTCAGCTTTGGCCGCTAGCTCTTTCAGATTGTGGCTCAAGGCAAACTTTCTACACGCTTCGTCAAAGTAGTGATGTGTGGAAACTTTATAATCAAACATGACTAACTCCTCAAAACTTGCATAATCAAGTTATGGTTTGATATATCGACATTTGACGGCTTGTTGGCGATTTTTCTCGCGCCAGGCGGCGACATTGATGAGAGCTATACCGTGCTTTTCCATTACATCTGTGCGCTCTTTGCCGGTTTCCTTGCAGGTGACAGTGCGCTTTATTGTCGTTGTTGGAGTAGGGGCCAGAAGCACTACGCCATTAGCAATCCATTTCTCTAAGAGAGAATCACTAATGCGGTTTGCTGCAGCGAAATCTTTTTTAGACATCGTCGCTGAGGCATTCATAACAATGGCACGTTCTACGGCGCTACTTAGCGCTTGGCTTATTGAAGGCATCAGCAGTACTGTAATGCCTTCAATAAACTCTTTAGACCCTAATAGGTCAGATGCGAGCTGAGTATTTGCATTTTCAGTTTGCATAACGCAGTATCTCCGTTAGTTAAGTTGTGTTCTATGGTGTTACATATGGTGTGTAGTCACTTTAGATCGCTTTATTTGAACTGTAAATACATTTTAGCGATTTCCGGTAAATAAAATGCGTCTAGAAAATGCTGTTGCTTCCGATGTGCTTGAAAGAATCCTTTCCGCTTATGGGTTTACCATGCAGAAAGAGCTCAGTGATAGGCTTGGAATAGCGAAGAGTAATGTAGCGAGCTGGTTACAGCGCGGGCAGGTACCGGGCAATGTGTTAGTGCAATGTGCGCTTGATACTGGTACGGATGTTAACTGGTTAGTAACAGGTGAGCTTGAAAAAGCAAGCCAGAACATCTCGCAACCTGAAATCACAGGTAAAGCACTCTATGATGAAATTATGTCCAATGGGGGCAAGGCTGTTTTACGCCGGATCATGGATGCTTATGGATTCACATTGCAAAAAGAACTTTGCGAGCTACTCGGCATATCTTCCGGCACTGTTAGTACATGGGTTAGAAGAGGGTACTTTCCTGGTGACGTGGTTGTTGCCTGTGCATTGGACACAGGTGTTTCATTGAGCTGGTTGGCAACTGGCAAAGAGCGATCTAAGATTGAACATGAAGTTTGCTTTGAAAAAAAAATAATACCTAAAAAGAATCTTACATCCGGTATTCTTGAAGACGCTGGGGAATGGATTTGTGATTTAAGCTTCGTTAATACTACATTCATAGATCCTGTATTCATTAATAACAGCTTAGGAGCATGGATAGTAGATGTGGGCATTACTGGAATTAGTAATGGCCGCTGGATATTAGGAATTGATGATAAGTTTGATTGCTATGATGTGACTCTTTTACCTAGGAAGAAAATCAGTGTTATTAGCAATGGGGAAAGTTTTAACTGTGGTGCTGATGAGGTAGTAACTGCTGGGAAAGTAATTATAACACTTCAATGCAATCATTGATTATATGCAAAAGTGGATTTTATTATTTATCAATTTTTACTGTAACAAGGACAGATTATGTACGCACTGGCACCATATTTTATTCGCTGTTTCAATCAATACACTGAGACTAAAAATCAAGATGAAAAATACGATTTTTTAGATAGAATTGGTCAGTATGATATGTTCACTCTTCTCGCTGCTTTTATAGAAGAGCATAGATCATTCAAGAATGTCATGGAAAAGCAGCAAACTTATAAGTTCTTAAAAATAACAAAAGATGAAAAAAATAGAACTATAAATGGTTGGATGTGTGTTGGAGATTATGGTTTGAAAAACGATATTATCAATACTGTCGATAGTCAGCTTGTATTCGAGAAAGAAGCACAGCATGCAGATGTAAGGAATTATTATTTTAACTTTTATCTTCCCAGGGAATCTAGAAAAGGCATTGCTTTAATGTATACATATAAGAGTGATGGTGTTAAATCTCTCTTTCTATCAGAGTTTTCAGAATATTTTAAGAATGCAACTAAAAAAAATATCCAAATGCAAACATTATCTTATGATAAAGCTATGGTCAGATGGCTGGGGGCTGATATGAAGGAAATTAAAGTATTTGGTTTCAGGCCGGCGAAAAACATCGAAGATCAAATTAGTGGGTTGGGTGATGTCGAACATGAATATATTATTAAAGCCAAACGAAATGGAACACTTGGTAAATTAGGTAATTTTATGAAAAAAGATACTGAGGAATATAATTTAATTGGGTTGCTTAATGAAGAGTCCAAACAGGTTAAAGCAACAGTTACAATGAATGGCAGCAAAAAAACATTTACACTAGGGAATCGTGAAAAAAATGCCTTTTGTCAAATTGAGTTGGACCTCGATAAAGTGAATGTAATAGACGGTAATCCTGACTTTGATTCGATAAATAAATGGGCTTGTGATACAATGTTAGACATTAGAAAAACCATTAGTTTATAAAAGGATTTTTTATGAGCGGAAAAATAAATGTTTTTTGCATCGTAAGTGCACATTTTAATTCACTTAAGAATTTAAATGGTAAAAGCTTGTCAAGCTTGGATCTTGTCACTTTTGTTTTTTTACCGCTTTTCCTTGCTTTGTGTGGTGCATTTTTTTCTTTTAACTTAAATAAAGACTTGGATTCTTTATTAGTTAATTTTGGCTCAATTTTCACAGCTCTTTTATTATCAGTGATTGTTCTCATTTACGATCAGGAAAATCGTCTTTTAGAAAAAATAAACAAAAACCCTGAAGAAGTTGGTAAAGTCACTTGCATTAAACTCAAGTTATTGAAAGAATTGTACCACAATATATCATTCTCTGTATTGTGTTCGTTAATGTTAGTTGTGATGGCATTCATACATACGATAATGCCGATTGAGCCTAGCTTTTTAAGAGTCATTATACCTTTTACAAGTATTGAGCTTAAACTATCATGGTCCACGACTTTAGTTACCCCAATGATTGTTCTCATTACTTCCAATATTGTTCTTACTATCATTATGGTAGTCAAAAGGTTGTATTTGATATTAATAACTAACAATCCTGGCAGTTAGAAGTTACTAACTTTTCGTAGCCATTTTGTCGCCATAACTTACATTAACTCGTTGATTTTAAAAGACTGAAAACGTATTCGGTCTTTTTTTTTGATATCTATCCAAATCAACCAATTACAAAAAAACCAATTACTTAACCTCACAGAGTTACCCTCCGTAGACCCCACAAAGCACTTCTGTCACCACTTTGCAGGTATTTCGCTCCCCAAAACTGACAGCGGATTATTGGTAGTTGCATGATTTTGAGGGAAGTTATTTGTCATGAGTTGTAGTGCAACAGTAGTTTAATGTCTGCCAACTACTAATGTTGTCCAAACCATTGAGCAAAGCGGGGAAGTAACTTTCATCAATGCCGAATAAGTCAGTCAAAGTCGTGCTTTGAGCCTACGCAATAGTCCAGTCTTTCTGTTTTCACTACAACCTCAAGACGGTACAGCTTGTAGATATTTCTTCCCTTGTTTTCTTTGTCTGCCACTAGTCTGGACATTCGATTTTAATAACGTAGATGGAGAAGTTATGGGTCTTAACATTAAGTGTCATGATTCTATATATTTAACTACCTTGCTATGTCTCAAACTTGAATAACTCTCCAATTTCTCCACTCAGCATTAGGCGGGTTTATATCTGTTGACATGGAGAGGCCAGCCAGTGGGTTTTTACTGTAAACCTGATTGATCAGACTTTATTGATCATGCTTTGTGATGGGGGTTAACTCCATTTCAGGACAGTGTTTCCTCCTGTCAGTACATTTTCCCTAAATCCCCTTCATTCTCCTAAAAGTAGGTTCGTCGAACCTGTACAACCTTGGCTTCATCGTAGCTGTTAATGAGTCTCTGGTGGGTAGGCTTGTACAAATTTCTAAGCTGATTCCTAAGTCAAATTTTATGATTTAAGAATCCTTCTAATTTTATAAAAACGTAATAAAATCAATGGTTATTTAATTAATTAACAATCTATTGACCTCCGACCACACAAAAAACTCTGCATAAAGTTGTACAAAGTGCAGTTTCTTGTATAACTTTATGGCGTGACAGTTAGTCACACGTAACGAAGGTGCTTTGCGCCGCCTCTGAAGGAATTACGGAACTAAACTTTCAGAGGTCTTTTTTTCCAAATTTGATTATTTGATTGATGATTTTGCTTGTTTAGCAATGTTTTTCATCGCATCCAAACTCTGACAATTTCTGGGCTAGGGAGTTAAAATGTTGCGTACCGCGAGTACTGAAACCAAAATAACTGAATATCTCAAAGGTTCTGAGACTCATTCAAATAATGAGATTGAGGCAATCTCCTCAATCTATAATTCGCTTTACGGTAATAAAAAGTTTGTGACCAACAAAGACATTATTCTCGGGCTTATCGAAAAGCTGGAAACCGAATCGGATCCCATGAAGCTCGATGTTTATCGTCAGGCGCTGGAGATTGTTGTCGATCATACGCCGGATGACATAGAGTCCTGATTTATTAGGTGTTAGTGTCTCAAAACAAGGAAGTTAGCTGTCTGCAAGCTATTTTGCCTCTGAATCATTCGGAGGCTTTTTTATGGGGTTATCCCTTCGCATAAAAAATCCGCTCGACTATTCCTTTCACTCAACCATTACTTTCACACAATAAAAGAGTAAAAGTTGCCCATCTGCTTAAACGCAAATCGACGAATCACACGACGATATGCCTGTCTTATTATTAAGAATTTATGCGCCGTTAATGCACTGTATAGTAAATAACCTGTATTGCGTATTAATTGAACAATTAAGAAAGAGGAAAGGGGGCGTAAGGTATTACCGATGCGAAGAGAAACCAAAGGGAGATTTTTTTAGAGGAAAAGTTCACCACAAGGCCCGGATATGGCTGCCTTGTGATGGGAACCGATTAGACTAAATCGTCAGGGGTGCGAAACACGACGGCTTCGAGAGCGTTACGGTAGATATCCAGTTTAACCACGTCAGACTCAGTCTCAAGCATCGAGATCAGTTTAATCATAATGGCTTTGTTTGTTACCAGGCGACCCTTTGTTGCTAACTCTATTTTAATGTCCTGGATAACGTCTAATTCACTTTGAAAGGAGTGTGCAGTAAAGCGGGTCTTTTCAAATTCTACAAAATTCATTTGCGACAT